TGCTTATTTAAGCACCTATATGAACGTATTATCGATTTAGTGGATCTAACAGTCCACTCCTGTTAACCGATATTATGCCGATTATATAATTGCTTTAATAGCATTTATATAATTCGCCTTTTATAATATCCGTTTCTTGAGATTAATTGATATTTTATTTATTTTTTCTGAGATACGAAAAGAATTAAATCACCTTTTCAAATTATTTGTATTTCTATTTTTGAAAAATCATAAAACGACGGTACAATCATTATTGTAAATGATAATCCGTGTCTCTTTTATCTATCCATAAGAGGACAAAACTCGTAATACTAATCACTTAAAGCGAGTAATAAATAATTAATAACAAGATTTAATAATTGTAATCAACAATTAGCAGATATACGTTGACTTTATAAATCAACTCACTGACTTTAACAAAGAATTTATGTAAATAAGGAAGTACCTAAATTACAATCTTAATTAACTAACAGCCTATTCGTATGGCTCTATTAATGAAAACTACGAACACCCTTTCGGCCTGGGCGTTTTCCGCAACGCACAGGGAGATTAAACCCGAAGAGATAGTTTCTGGCTTAATGAACCAGATGAGATGTTAACGAATATCCTTATAAAGATATTCCGGTCCTATCGACAAAGAGTTATATAATTTTAGCAGGAAAATTTATAACTTGGATTAAACTTCGGGTTGCCAGATGAGCAATTCCAAAACCCTTTTGGGTTAGGTAGCTCTCTGGTTCTTTATTATTTTAAAGGATCATGAGACACTTAACTTAAACAAATCACAAACATGCCAATTATTAACAACTTTACTAATACCAAATCTATTAATTCTTCCAAATGGAAGAATAAACGCACTAACAAGCATAAAGCTAATGCTAAGAAATTGTTAATTCAAGCAATTCAAAAGACACGCAAAGAACATTCTGCAAAAAAGAGCTTACTTAAAAATCAAGCAGGCATTTTGCCATCAACGGCAGATTTATTATCGTATTTACCTATTGTGCCAGGTATTGATACTTCTTTGATTTTGTCTGAAGTAGAAAATATTTCAGCTCTTTTCTTTGCTTTACGTGACGCTAGCTCATCGCGTCAAGTAGCAGCTATTTTATTTTTGTTTCTTAAAACACATTGTACAGGCAGTGTTTTAGTTCAAATGGTAGAATATATCAAAATTGAATGCGATTTTGATTTGTTAACTCCTCAATCGTCTGATTCTATTCCTGAATGGATTAGACTTATGAGAAGTTGCAAAGACAACTGGAGTGCAGTTGTTCAAAATAATGCATTTAAGAAAATTTCCACTTTACTCAGTATGAGTGCAGCATTGGGTTTATGTGACCTTGCTAAATTTAAATTTGATGTAAATGGAATTCGCATTTTTTCCATTTCATCTTATAAACATCATGTCACAGCTTCAGATATGATTGGGGCAGTTATTGAAACTGTTTCATATTTCATAGAAGGAGGTTACAAATGTTTTAAAATAGGATCTTTTTCACCTTTTATTTTTTCAGGTGATGCTGCTCAGCAATTTGAAGCAGACTATTTTGAAATGTTGGATTTAGCTCCATTTATGAAAGCTGGAAATTTATTACGCAAAAAACAAATCACTGAAAACGATTTTGATTTTAAATTAACCCATCTTATTGATTCTGCTGATTCGCTTTATAAAGCAGCTGAAGGAACATGGGAAAAGAAAATTTTATTTGATCGTTTATTTCAATTGCGTAAGATTAGATCAGATTTTATTACAGTACGTGTAGATGGAAAATTACGAGAAGCACCTTTTGCAATATATGTAGAGGGTCCTTCTGGTGTAGGAAAATCTTCTGTTAGTGCCATTTTAATGCGAACTGTTTTACTAGCCAATGGATTTGACGCAAGTGATGAGCGTTTAATCACTATTAATGAAGCTGATAAATATATGTCTACCTATCGTTCTTTTATGAATGGAATTTTCATTGATGATTTAGGTAACACTCAAGCGCAATTTGTTGAGAAATCACCAGTAGCCAAGGTTATCGAAATTATTAATAACGTTCCCGCCTATGCTAATATGGCAGAAGCTGAATTAAAAGGTAAAGTTTCAATTGAACCACGTTGTGTCATTGGAACGTCAAATGTAAATATTAACACTATTGCTAGACAATATTCCAACGAGCCATATTCTATTGCTCGTAGATTTCCAATTCAAACTTATGTAACTGTTAAGAAGGAATTTGCTATGGATGATGGGAGATTAGATTCTTCTAAAGTTCATGACAAATATCCAAATGGAATTCCTGCTATTCCCGATTTATGGGATATTAAAGTATTTAGTCCACATTTTGATCCAAGTAATGGCAATATTTGTTATCATGCAACAATGAATATTATGGAGTTGGTAGTTTATTCCAAAAATATGTCCATGAGACATTTTCGTAATCAATTAGATGTAGTAGATTTTGCTTCTAATCTTGATGAAAAAATGGAATTTTGTTCTAAATGTCACTTACCAGGTTGTATGTGTAAGTGTGTTTTAGATAATCAAATGTTTGAGCAACAAACTGAATATATTAGATCTTTGATTTCTGAAATTTCTATATACGATTCAAAATGGTTACAATGGACAAATTATTTACCAACATATCTCTTTGATAATCGATATGTAGATATGTTATTAACGTATTTACGTAGACATCAAATTAATGCTGAAACTTTAGTTTCTCAAAATATTTGGAAAGGGTCAATTTTTATAGGCTTAATATCCATTTTTTGGAGTTTCTTGTTAGCTTTATTTATCATTTTTTCCTCCACATTTATGTATGGAAGGAAGTTGATGATGAAAAAATCGCAATTAATACGCCAATTAAGAGATGCCAATGGCGCTATGCCATTGATTTTTAAAAGAATTCGTGATAACCATGTAGCAACAATTGCAGTTACAGGTTCTGTATTAGGAGTAATTTATATGTTGGTTAAAGCGTATAAGAGTACTAGAGTATTAACTCAGCAAGGAACTTTAACACCTACATCTCGTGCAGATATTCAACAAAGAGATGCTGAAGGTGATCCTTGGGCAGAAGTTCACGTTTCTGAATTACCTTCGACCGAAATAGCAGAACGTTGTACACATGATCAATTGAAGCACAATGTATTTAAGAATTTATTTTATATGGAATTAACAGATTCCAAATCTACCAAATATTGTAATGCATTTTTTCCTAAATCTAATATTACAATTATTCCTGCTCATATGTGGATTGAGGATGAAGTCATAGCAAAATTTTATCGTAGAGGCGATAATACTAATGGTGCTTATTTTAAATCACGTTTAAGCAAAAAATTTGCTGTTAAAATTCCTAATATGGATCTTTATATGGCATGGGTGTCTAATTCATGTAGTATGAAGGATTTAAGTGAGTATTTTGCTTTGGGAGATTATCATTCTGTACCAGCAACCATGATTTATAAAAAGAAGTCAGGAGAACGTGCTGATTATAAAGCAAAACTTGCACCAGGAATGGTTTATACACATGTTGCTAGTTTTAAAGGATTTAATTACCGTTTAGCTGAGAAGACATTTGATGGTATGTGTATGGGAACATGGATTTCCGATTCAGTTAAGAAACAAATTTTAGGATTCCATTTAGGAGGTGCAGCTCATCGTGGAGGTGCAGGTCAGTTTACTTTATCTATGCTTCGTGATGCTGAAGCTCAATTAAGAGCTTTGGAAGGAGTTTTATTAGCCAAAAGTACAGGAACAATAATGACTGAACAGTATGGAGTGAAATTTTTTAAGCATGAAGACGTACATTATAAGAGTCCAACTAGATTTTTACCTAAAGGGAATAATGTTAAAATTTATGGTACTGTTGAAGGTAGATCTGTTATGCGATCAACAGTAATTGACACTAATATTTCACATATTGTAGCAGCTGTAACTGGTGTTACACAAAAATGGGGCCCACCTAAATTTGGTCCCGAGAGGTGGAAGCCTTGGCAAGCTTCCCTTCAATATTCTAGTAATCCTTCCATTGGTATGAAGGGAGTATTACTACAAAAAGCCGTTATTGATTTTAAATTACCTTTGATTAAATTGATAACTGATAACGAGCCTTTAAAAAATGAGATTCATCCACTTTCACGAATGGAAACGGTATGCGGTATTGATGGTAAAAGATTTATTGATAAAATGAAGCCTTTAACTTCTGTTGGATATCCTTTAGCAGGTCCAAAAGCAATTTATCTTACTGCGTTAAACCCAGAAGATTTTGATAATTTTTCTTGTCCTATGGAGTTAAATGAGCGATTTTGGAACGAATTTGAAAGAATGGAAGAAGAATATTTGGCAGGTAGACGTTGTTATCCTGTTTTTAAAGCTTCTTTGAAAGATGAACCTACGCCTATGGAAAAGGATAAAGTTCGTGTATTTCAAGCTGCTCCATTAGCTTTACAATTATTAGTGCGTAAATACTATCTTCCTTTGGCACGTATTCTATCACTGTATCCCCTTGTATCTGAGTGTGCAGTCGGGGTCAATCCTTATGGACCTGAATGGAACGAATTGTCTGAACATGTTAAAAAATATGGTGCGGATCGTATTTTAGCTGGTGATTATAGCAAATACGATTTGCGCATGTCTAGCCAATTGATGGCTGCAGCTTTTCGTGTTCTTATTGATATGGCAACGTCAACAGGTAATTATAGTGAACGCGATATTTCTATCATGGAAGGTATTGCCACAGATATTTGTCAACCTTTGATGGCATATAATGGAGATTACATTCAACATGTAGGATCCAATCCATCTGGGCAAAATTTAACAGTTTATATTAATTCTATTGTAAATGCCTTGTTATTTAGATGTGCTTATTTTCATATTTATGCTGATCGTAAAGATTTACCTCCATTTAAAGAGGTTTGTGCGTTAATTACATATGGAGATGATGCGAAAAGTTCAGTTCGTGCAGGTTTTGACGAATTTAATCATATTGCAGTAGCTGATTTTTTAGAAGCTAATGATATGAAATTTACTATGCCTGATAAAACGTCTACACCTACAAAATTTATGACTGATGAAACAGCGGATTTATTGAAGAGGAAAAACATTGTCAATCCCGAAACTGGTTTAATCTTCGGTGCATTGGATGAGTCATCCATTTTTAAAAGTTTACATTCAGTACTTAAATCTACATCTGTATCTAATGAGGAACAGTGTATGAATAACATAGATGGAGCATTACGGGAATGGTTTGCTCATGGAAGGGATATCTATGAATTACGTCGAGCTCAAATGCAACGTGTAGCTCAACTAGCTGACATCACTCATGGATGTCAAGAGTTACAAACTACATATGATGAATGTGTAGATCGCTTTTGCGAAAAATATGACGTTTCTAAGCTAGAATAGAAATGTCACCCCGCTTCCGAATTCCTATCGGTGTTACGCTTAAACAGTAAAAATAGGAATATTATATATGGATTACCTAGTAATTGCGATGTTTACACATTGTGTGCAATACTAAGGCTTTGTAATATTATAGATTTAGCTCTATTTAGAGTACACTTTATCAGTAAAACATATGTGTTCGCAAGGAAAAGTATTGAGCAATACATTCCCCAAGAAATAAATATAGCTCACTAACACTTATACACAAAACAACCAAACAAGTCCAGCATGTGACTATAACATGTTAGAAGATGGAATTCTTCGACCTCAATCCAACGTTTTTAATGTTCATATTAACGAAGGAACTAAGGAATCTTCAAATGAGAACGTTCATTTTATCGATCAGAATCCTGCATGGGAATATACTGTTGATTCTCAACCTGATCCGTCGTATGGAACAGCTGATATGAACGACGCAGAATTAGGAGATTTCTTTAAAAGACCTTTAAAAATAGCGTCATATGATTGGGCAACTACAAACGGTGCTTTTTTCCAAAGATTTAATCCATGGGAATTATATTTTGAGAATGCGCGAGTTGCTAATCGTATTAATAATTTTAACAATTTGAGAGCTAAATTGCGAATGAAAATTGTAATTAATGGAAATGGTTTTCATTATGGCAGAGTTATTGCATCTTATAAACCATTACACACCATTGATCAATTTTCTGTTGATCGTGCATTTTTCAATGAGGATGTTGTTGGGGCTTCACAACGACCTCATATTTATCTTGATCCTACAACTTCTCTTGGTGGAGAGTTGTTGTTGCCTTTTTTCTGGTATAGGAATGCTCTCAGTATTCCTCGTGCCGAATGGTCTGAGATGGGTGAAATCGAGATGAAGGCTATTCAGCAATTGAAACATGCCAATGGAGCAACAGATTCCGTGCGTATTACAGTATTTGCATGGACTGAGGATCTCACTTTGTCTACACCTACCAATCAAAATTCAACAACTTTATCTGCACAAGCTGGTACAATGAATTCAAATGATGAATATGGTGGAAAGGTTTCTGGTCCTGCTACTGCGCTTGCTAATATGGCAGGTCAGCTTACTAGTGTTCCCGGAATTGGCTTATATGCCAGGGCTTCTCAATTAGCTCTTTCAGGAATTGCTAGTATTGCTGCCCTTTTTGGATATTGTCGTCCAGTTGTTGATGCGCCTATAGTACCGTACAGACCGGCATATGCAGGCAATATGCCAAATTGTAATGTGCCGGATTCATCAACAAAATTGACTACTGATTTGAAACAAGAAGTTACAGTTGATCCCCGAACTGTTGGATTATCAGGGGTTGATGAAATGAATATTAAATCTATTTGTACTAGAGAATCTTACTTAACAAGTTTTGATTGGGATGTAGCTACTTTAAGTGGTAACAAATTATTTACTATTCAAGTAACACCTTATTTATGGAACACTTTAACAAGTGGTCCTCAAGAGGAAATCCACATGACACCAGCTTGTCATTTGGGATGTCTTTTTGAAAATTGGAGAGGGACTATGAAATATCGTTTTCAGGTCGTATCTTCTAATTTTCATAAAGGGCGATTACAAATACAATATGACCCATATGATTCGACCGACAACGAATTTAATGTGGCATACAATAAGATTATTGATATATCTGAAGAAAAGGATTTTACTGTTGAAGTAGGCTGGGGTACTAACAATCCTTATGGAGATGCTGTAAATCCAGGTACGGCAGCTTTGCCTTATCGTAAAGGAACTGCTAATTTACCATATCCTATTAATAATCCTAACACCCAAAATGGTCAAATTTCTGTTTGGGTACTGAATGATCTTACAGTACCTAATTCTTCCATTAATAATGATATTCAAGTTAATGTTTTCGTTTCGTGTGGTGGCGATATGGAATTTGCGAATCCTGTAGATGAATATTTGAGTACACTTGTATATTTTCCAAATCCTGCTAATGAGGCAGGAGCTAGAATTGAATTACTAGAACCTCAGTCTGCTGAGTCAACTGCGTTAGCAGCGCCTGATGTTGAAGAAACAGGCGAGCCTTCGAAACCATTATCTGCTGATCCCCTTCCTATTATGGGAGCGGCTATTGATCCTGCTGATGGTCTTAATTCAATTTGTTTTGGGGAAAAAATTTCATCTATTCGTCAATTACTTAAACGTTTTTCGACTACCACTTTTTATGGAGTACCTACAGGTAACCAGAATTTAAGAAGTTATCGTAGGCAATCTATGAATTTTCCTTTATATCGAGGATGGGCTCCAAATGGTATCCATACATCTGGAGGTACTCCTTATAATTATTATAAGAGTTCCGTTATGAATCATATGACACCTTGTTTTCAAGGATGGCGAGGCGGTATTAGGCGTAAAACATTTCAATGTTCTGTTCCTAACACGAAGTCTCAGATGATTGGGCATATGTCTATTACTCGCAGGGCTAGTCCAGGAAAACAACCTCTTGAGCAAGTTAACCCGATATCGTTAACTGGTACTAGTTCGTTTATTGCAGGTTCTAACTTGTCATTACTACCATTAGGTTATTCTGGGATGCAATCTACAATAACGACTCAGAATTCTGCTTTGGAAGTTGAATTACCATATCATTCACCTGAGCGCTTTATTCCGGCAAAAATATCACAGCCGAATGCGCTTTCAGGTGTTCAGTACCATTATGCAAATGTTTTGAATACCACTGAGCAGATATCAGCACTTGGAGGTCCTTTCTTTATTGATTATACGGCAGCTGGAGATGATTTTTCATTATTTTGGTATACTGGTGTCCCTATTATGTATGCGGCATCAGTTGACCCAGCACCTTAAGGTGCTAAGATCCATAAGATTAAACTTATGTAAAATAAATATAGTTTTTAATAGTTTGTACTAAAAGTCAAGAACAAACTTTCCTCTGTGGCTGAGGATGACAACATTTTTTAAATGTTGAAAAAGGGCCGCGCCGAATATTTTGATGATTCAGAATTTTCCCAAGGCGCAAGCCCTGGTTTTTATGAGTCACCAATTTAGTAGCGCGGCCCTACAAATATCTGAAGATATTTGGTAGAGTGGACAATTCATTGCGAAAGTCCACTCCGCTTTGGGCCC